CGTAAGTTCCTTTCGCTATAATGTGATGGTTGAAAACCGCCTTCGTCTGCCCCGATCTATGCAGCCGCTTATTAAACTGTTGATAGATTTCCAAATCAGGCGTGAGCCCATACCAAACCGAGATATTACCGCCGAATTGCAGGTTTTGGCCGTGCCCCACGGATGCCGGATGGGCGAGGAGTAAGTCAATTTCACCCCTGTTCCATCGGGCCTTCGTCTCCCTCACATCCCCTTCTCCAAACACCACTGCCCGCTTGAACACCCGTCTGATGCGCTCCAGGTCGAACCTGAAAGTGTATGCCACAAGGACGGGTGCTCCATTCGCCTCGTCAATAATGTTCTCGAGGGCCTCCAATTTCTCATCGTGGATCCAGACGTGCCTACCGTCCTCGCGGTACATGCTACCGTTGGCAAACTGCAGCAGCTTGTTTGCCAAGACCCCTCGGTTCACCGCCTCAACGTTGTAGACCTCCGAAACGAGTGACTCCTCAAAACGGCGGTACTCATCCATAACCCGACGCGGTAAAGTAACTTTCACCGGGATGTCGAACTTCGGAGGGAGATCGACACAGTCCGTCTCGTCCATAGCGAACATAATATCGCTAAGACGTTCCATGATCTCCCGCTCAGCATGCGGCTTTGGCTCCAGGTTCCACCCCATGTAATCCTTATCGAACCAACGTTGCTGGAACCAGTACTTACTGTCACCAAGGCGTTTTCCGCCATCCGCCACCTTCGCTAGGCCCCACAAATTGATGAGACCCTTTGGGGCCGGCGTTCCCGTAAGCAATACAACTCGCTTCGCATACCTTCTTGCCTTCACGGCAACACCGAAGCGGCTAAGCTGCTTCTTCGCCGTGCGCATTACGGCGTTCTTAAACATGCTAGCCTCATCAATCACCAGCATGTCGTAAGGCCAGCTCTTCCCTTGACCAAAAAACTCCCACAGCCAAGGGAGAGCCTCCTTATTGATGATGTGTACCTCCGTGTCCTCGGTCGCGAGGCGCTCGCGTTTCCACCGCTTGACATTGGTGGCGACGCGACCAGCAAAGCGTCTCGCCTCCCTCTGATCGAGCCCTATCACATCGCGCGCAAAGCGATAGGCAGCCTTCCTCGCCGCCTGGACCTCCTGATCGTCATCCTCTACGCGCACAAGGGTCCATGTCAGGAGACGGGTGTGCTCCCATTCTTCGATCTCATCTGGCCAAGTGGCAGTGGCAACGAGGCGAGGGGCAACCACAAGGACTTTGCTAACTCTACCCTCATCAAGGAGATCTAAGATCGCAGTGAGCGTCGTCCCGGTCTTCCCGGATCCCATCGGCAACGCAAGGATGATGCCTGGGATCCGCTTGATCTTATTCAAAAGACGGACCTGGTATGGGCGGAGATCCTCCCTTCGCCTCAAAGGACGTTCTTGGTTCACACCTGCATCTCGAGCGTTCTGCAACACCGAAGTCATATAATGTCGTCGTGATTACCGGATCGCGGTCGCAAGAAGGCATCCGCAAAGATCGCCTTGCCGACCTCGATGTCGTCCACAACGTGGACCTCACAACCCTCTCGACGGAGACGGGCGATCTCTTGCTCCTGGTTTTTGGTAGGCTTGCGCCCCGGAGCCTTGAACTCAACGAAAACGATACGACCGCTCTTAACAAAAAAGCGGTCTGGCGCACCGTGCCGCCCAATCCACTGCAGTTTTCGCACCAGCCAGCCACGGCGCTTTGCGTAATCGCAGACCTTCCGTTCGACGTAACTCTCAAGCATTGCCAGCACAACTTCAACGTGACTTTCTAGACAACGTCACTGTAATAGCCGATCTCACGCAGGATCGCCTTCGCCTCGCGCACGTACCACCGAAAATCAACGTCGTCTGGAAACTCGTCAGGAAGCTCCATCAACGGCCTGGCCCCCTCAGAGCGTGGCACTCGGTTCCCGTTACTCTGGTAGTGGATCGAGCCCTCCACCTCGGTCGAATAATACCAGCGAATGGCCTTCCCGAGATACTCGGCGTCAGTGGTGTCGAACGTGATCCCAGGCTTGAGAAGTTGTCCGCGCTTCCCGGTACGCTGGTATTCGACCTCTCTCACCCCCCAGATGGCACCCCCACTCACCGTCCGAACCGTAAGGAACTTTCGGATGTCCCGACAATCGCGAACCGTCTTGTCTATTGGTATACCCTTCGTGATGTAATCGATAACCGCATCCACGCAGATTTCATTCTCCGGGTTCTTCATCAGACCCGACCGAGCGTAATAACCCTTGAGCTTCACCTCACCGTTCGCCTTGATTGCGATGTAGTTATTGACGTTGGCCGAGTACAGAGACTTGTACTCAGTCGCCTCGGTTCCGAATCCCGTCTCCCTCTCCCAATACCCGACGATCTCGTTCATCAGATCGATCTTCTTTGTCGGACAACGGATGACGATGCCGTCGGTGTTCGCGCTCACTACGGAGATCCCCTCCCACTCCAACCATTCAATCAACATTAGAAGAGACAGTTGCCCGGTGATCGTCGTCTGGATTAGCAGGTCCGGGGAGAATAGACACGAGTAAACCGAGCCAAACTTGCCGAAGGATCCGTTGATGGTAATCTTAAGAGAGCCTTGAATAGTGTCCCATTTCTTCTGCTCGGAACGGAGAGCGGCAAGGCGCTCCTCGATATCAGGCGACCTCCCCTCGCGCTCAAGGACGGCAGTCAGTTCCACGATCTGCTTTTTCAAGGCGGTAGCCCTCGCCTTTGCAGCGATGCGCCTATCGACAATACCCTTATACACCCTCTGGAATGCCCACCCCATTTGCTTCGGAGCCAGCCCAAGGCGCATTATGATATATGGGTAGTAAGAGGTGACATCGCGGTCCACCAGGATGTGCTCGTCGTCAGCATGCACCGCGACGCAATCCTCGGAGCTGTGGAGTCCTCCAATCCCCATCCTGTAGATGCCGTCGCCAATGTGGATGTGTGCCTCGCTCAACGCACTTGGCAGCAGCACCTTACCGCTCTTAGACAGTCTGAACTTGTGCTCCTCAATCACACGGAGCACCTTCTTGAGCTGAGGGAGGCGGAACCGGATGAACTCTGGGGTTCGATAACGAAACGTCATCAACGGAGAGAACTCCGGCTTCTTAACATCTCGCCCTAGCAACTTGGAGACCTGGGTCTTGATGACGGTCTCGGCGATCTGAGCATCAGACTTCGAGCGCAAATCGATCCCGTACTCGACACTCATACTCGTGCGTAAGGTCAATTCCTCACGGAGGCGGTCATAAAGAAGTCCTGTCGCATCAAGATCGTTGACACAATACCTGTATACCTCCTCAATTTCCTCATCCGTCAGAACGCTATTCGGGCTATATGGAAGGTCCTGCATCCGGCGCCCGTGGAGTCGACCATTATAAATCTTGAGGCCAACCTTACCAGGGGCAACTTCAATTAGATCGATATGATCCAGGTCATCTGGAACATCTATCCCGAAGTCCTTCGCGACCTCCCAAGACCTCATCTTTTCAACAATGATTTTATCCGCGATGCCCTTTATCTCTCTTGTCGATAGACCGGAAACCGCCGCGTAGATGATGAGCAGGTCGAAGGAACGACTATTAAAACCAACCGTCCGTCGCTTTTCCACGAACTTGCGAAGAAGCCCCCGGTCCTCCATAGACAAACGACTCTTCGTCTCGATGGACCAGACACGCCCATCACGCTTCCGCTTGGCCGCGAAGAGGAAGTAATTTCCATAGACCTCGGTGTCGATCAGTTCTACGTCACGCTCGGCCGCAAACTTGAACATCTCGCCCTCGGAAAAAGACAGCCCACCCTGGGAAGTCCCGAGGTGGGCCGACGCATCACGCAAGACAGAGTTGATCAAACATCATCGTCATAGTCGCGGGAGCGACGAGCCCGACTGTTGCGAGGGGGGCGGTCCTCGTCGTCATCGTCCTCATCACGTCGGCGGCGCGGACTGCCCTCGTCGTCATCGCTGGAGCGCTGCCGACGTGAACCACGCCCCTCATCCTCGTCATCATCGCGACGGCGGCGATGATCGCGCTCATCATCGTCTCCAGAACGTCGGCGGGAACTGCGGTCATCCTCGTCGACGTCGTCAAGGTCCTCGAACTCGTCGGGGTCAACCGGAGCATGGCCGAAGGGCTCGCCGTCACGACGAAAGCGCACGGCTTCCAACGAGCAGTTGATGCGCGGGATTCCCTCGTATGTCTGAGCCCAGAAGCGGACGATGGCGTCGACGTAGCAGCCCCCGTAAGGACGATTATCCTCCTCGACGAGTTCCGTCTTGTCCCTATCCAGGACAAGTGGGCGCTTCTTGTTGCGGGAGCGAACGACGAACATTCCCTCCCACTCAGGCTTACGCTCGTCCTCGTCGACATCGTCGCCGTAGAAGCAGGCCATGTTCGCCTTCTTGATCTTCGGCCACTTCTTCCGGTCCTCGCCGAACTCCTTGAACATCGCCTCCTCGATGGCGTCCTCGCAGAGAGCAATGTTCGCCTTGCCCTCCTTGCTCGAGGTGTCGATGTAGAACTGTGCGCTGTACGCCTTGTCGCCACCGTCACCCCTGCCGAAACCACGGGGCTTGAACACGTTCGGATACCCAATGCGGACATCCTTCAAAAGCACGCGAGAAGGGTCTTTCTGCTTAGGCGCCATAGTTGCTGCTCCACCTTACACGTGACAGTCAGTCGTCGAAAAGATCGATGAGACTCGGGATTGCCGGGCGAGCGTCTCTCTCATCGACGAGAATGGGTTTCGGCTCACCCTTGTCGACCAGATCGACGATCTCCTCATAGACCCTCGGCCCCAGCTCCTCCTCAACCTGGGTCGGTGTCTTGAGCCGGAGGTTGTAAGCTCTCTCCTGAACCAACTCGCGAAGCCTCTCCTCAGCGATCTTTCGATCCTTCCATTTTCTCGGCGGGTGGCGCCCCAGCACCAGCTTTCGCCCAGGCACAGGGCGACCAGCCAAGGCGTCGTCGATGGCCTCAGCATGCAATCGCTCGAGCCACTTGCTGATCATCGCACGGTGCTCGAGGATGTAGCTTCTGCGCTCCGGCGTCATCCCGTATCGAGGGAAGTTCATCGGAACGCCATCTTCAATATTCGCGTCCAAATCGTCAAAATCATGGACGACGAGATTGAGCATGTACTGGTGGTATGCCGAACATTTCCCAGATTTTGCGCCTGGACAATACTCACACTGGATTGGACCTGGAATAGCCGTCGGGTTTGGATCTTCTGTCTTCTTGGCGGCGAATTTCATCTCGACGCCAAACTCGAGGAGTTCGTCAAGTGTAGTATCCCAGAAACCACCCCCGCCACTGACTCGCGGCTGCCAGACAACCAACCGAAAGTCCGTTACATCCGTCTCATGGCGCGCGATGCTTTCCCAGAATCCAAGAGCGTATAGACGAAGTTGATAGTTTTCGACCGGGCTAACGGGCACCATCCCGAACTTGTTATCCCAAATCGTAATGCGTCGTTTTCCGATAATTCCAACGTCGAGTGTGCCAAATTGACCTGGCATCCACCGATCAAGTCTCACCCGCTTCTCGACGTATAATTTTCCAGGGATGGCATCGATCATGTCGATGCCTTCTGCGAGCATGTCAGCATGCTCCTCAGTGATCTCAAGCTCGAAATCACCGTGTCGGAACACCTGACCAACAAATCGGTACGGCTCCACCTCCCTGACGAGGCACCTCTCCATGACCTCGTGAAGGATCGTCCCCTCGGCACTGTATTCGTTATCGTCGTCCTCGCCGTACTCTTCGACCATCGTGGGCGACAAAGGGCAACGCGCCCACATGGCTGCGGACGATGGAGCCAAACGAGCGTGTGGTCTGTCTGCCATCGGAACCTCGAAGGTCTTCGGGAGAAGGGTGCGGGCCGATCCGAGGTCGGCATCTCACCGGGAGGACGTGAGGCCGACTCCGCACCCTTCACCGGAAGACCCCCGACCTGTGTCGGGGGTCCAAGCGACGGCTCTCACACGTCGTCATCTTCCTCAGAGCGCCGACGGCGCGGGGGCTCCTCCTTGCCCCAATTCTCAGCGATCTCGCGCAGCTCGTCGAGTGCGTCCTGGCGCTGGTTCTCGGGGATCTCGCTGAATTTCGCCGCCTTGAACCGCGCCGTGAGCTTCTTGAGAGCCTCTCGTCGCTCATCGTAATCCGAATCGTCCGTTGCATCCTCGAGGAAGCTCGTAGCCTTGAGCTTCATCTCGTCGATGCTCGGGGCCTTCTCCTTGTTCTTGCTACCCGGCGGACGACCGCGACCGCGACGCGGGGCCTCCTTCTCCCCCACACCATCGTCGCCGTTATCGTCGCCGCCATCGTCATTGCCACGCGCCGGCTTCGCGTCCACCTTTTCCTTTAGGTTCGCGTTCGCCTTGGCGACCAATGTGCTCAGCAGCTCGTTGTTCTTTCGGATAACCTCCGTGAGACTCTCAATGGCGGCTTCGAGGCTCATGCTGCTCTCCTTCACAGGGAAATTGTCTTGGATCGACGGGCGTTTCCCGCCCACGCGCTGATTGACATTGCACGTTTTCCGTGACAAGTCAAACGGCAGATTTCACCTCTTTGGACGGAGTCAGCGATGGGTCGCTTGAATGACGCGAAAGTGCGGACAGCTCCGCCAACGCTGCGGAAGCTCCTCTCCACTCACCTGCCGCAGTTCGCACGGAAGGGTGTCCTCAGCGAAATCGAGTTAGCCAAAGCCATTGGCTGCTCAACGGCTCACGTCCAACGCATGCTTCGCCTCAACCGGGTGTTCAAGCGCAACATCCAAGCCCTCTGCTCGATCCCCGAATCGACACTCACCCCTGAAATCCTCGCACCCTACATCTTCGATGGCGACAACTACGTGCCGACGCTCGAGGAGGTTCTGGCGGACAACCTTCCACAGCATGCCAGCCGCATCAAGCGGGGTTCGGTAAGTACAACGGCCCTGGCATGCGATCTCGGCTGCTCCCGAGAGACCATCTACAAGATGTTCCGGGCCAACCGCCTGCACTCCCACTACGTCAACCGGCTCATCTCGCTTCCCGGTTCGACGCTGACAATCGAGAAGTTGACCCCTTACATCAACCTCGGGTGAGCGGGTACGCACCCGCCCTTCTAAAAGGGTGCCATAATGATCGAGGACGTTAAGTCCCTCGTGGATTACGGCTTCGCCGTCCACCTCCTCAAGCCGAGGTCTAAGGCGCCTGTCAACGACGGCTGGTCCGAGGCTCCAGTCTACACCTATGACCAACTCAAACGCCTGTACCGACCGGGGCAGAACGTCGGCGTTCGCCTCGGCAAGCCGTCGAGGGTCGGTGGGCGCTATCTCCATGTCATCGACCTCGACATCCGCATACCAGAGGCAAAGGATGAGGCATACGATGCGCTGAAAGACCTCTTCCCAGGCGTCAAGTGGTTCACCCTGCCTTGCGTCCGCTCTGGCTCAGGCGGCGAGTCGAGGCATTTCTACTTCCTCACCGACGAGGCATTTCGGAGCCGGAAGCTGGCTCACAGTGACAACAGGCTGCGTGGAAAGGATGGTCGCGACCATTGGGAATGGGAGATTGAGCTGTTCGGCAGCGGCAAGCAGGTCGCCATCCCGCCGAGTGTCCACCCAGAGACCGGCAAACGCTATGAATGGATTCGCGAGCCCGATCTCGACCTTGGCATCCCCACCATCGACGCTGACCTCATCTACGATATCATCCACGCCGATAACTCGACCACGCCGACCTACGACAATTCCGATCCCCTAGGCCTGACCATCGAGCAGGCGGAAGACATCCTCAACGATCTACAGGATTGGGCCGACGACCGTGAGACTTGGGTTCGGGTCGGCATGGCCCTAAAGCATGAGTTTGCTGACGACAAGAAGTTGCTGCAGAGAGCGTGGCAACTATTCGATGCATGGTCGAAGAAAGGTCGCGGCTACAACAAGCGAGAGAACCTTGCTCAATGGCGCTCCTTCAAAGTCAACCGCGATGAGCTTGTCACGATGCGCTCGCTCGTGGCCGAGGTGAACGACCGTCGAATCTATGCTGCCGTTGACGAACTCGACGAACTCGACGAGTTCGAGGACGAGCCGGAACCCCTCGACCGTGGATCATTGATCGCCATGTTCGAGGGCGAGGGGTCAGAAACGCCAAAGCGTGTACCTCGCGGCATCGAGCCCGACGTGTTCGAGCAGCTCATGCGAGATGGCGTCCCGGCGAACGTGCTCGCCATTCCAGGCGTGCTCCAAGAAGTGGTCGACTACTACAACGCGACCGCGATGAAACCGCAGCCGCAGTTCGCCGTACAGGCAGCACTCGCCTTCGGCTCGGTGGTGCTCGGCCGCAATTGGTCAACAGACCAGAACAATTTCACCAGCCTCTACTTCCTGAACCTGGCTCCCACATCGGGAGGTAAGGAACACATCAAGCGCGTGATCGAGACCTTCCTCGGCGAGGCGGGTTTGGACAGCCTGATCGGGCCGAAGACCTATTCCTCGGAGGCAGGCGTCCTGTCTACGCTCATCCTCAAACCCAGACACATCTCCATAACCGACGAGTTCGGACGCTATCTCGCTTCATCTCGCGGAGCCGGTAACGCCAACAAGCTCGACATGCAATCCGCGCTGATGGAGGTCTTCGGTCGCCTCGACGGCATCTACTACGGCATCGGCTACAGCACCCGTGGCATGACGAAAGAGCAGATCGATGCTCAGAGCAACATGCGGGTCGACCGCCCAGCCCTCACGCTCGTCGGCATGACGACGCCGACAACGCTCTATGACGCCCTCGGCCAGCAGGACGTGGTCGACGGCTTCCTCAACCGATTTCTGATCGTCGAGAGCCCGCTAGGTCGCCAGGAGGAACGCTTTCGCACCTCCGTCCGAATCCCGTCTCGGGTGTTGAAGTGGGCAAGAGACAATGCCTGGCAGTGCGGAGAGGACGACGACGACCTCGAGGCGTTGCGAGCTATGGTCGAGCCGTCGCATGCCCCGGAGCCGCGCATCGTCCCATTCGCGGAGGACTGCGTTCCGATCCTCAAGGACATGTCCGCGCGCGTCCACGAGGAAATGAACCTCCTCGACGAGCACGGTATGGCGGAACTCTACGGCCGCACCCGCGAGATCGCGATGCGCGTGGCCCTTATCGTGGCTGTCAGTGATGGCAGCGCCCGTGTCGAACGACGGCACTTGGAATGGGCACGCGACTACGTTTTTTATTACCACGGACGCATGGCTCGAATTTTCACCGAGAACCTCGGCAAGACGGATTTCCAGAAAGCCTACGACGCAGTGATTGATTTTCTGCTCACCTGCGGCGACGAGGGGGCACCCGAACATATCATCGCAAGGCAACGCCGTCGCACATTCGGCACGCTGCTTCCGCGTCAACGGGACGAGCTCCTGCAAATGCTCATCCGTGACAACAAAATTCGCGTTGCAGAGACAAAGAGTGGTCGCGGGCCAAAAAGACCCTGGTATATCGCCGTTCGCAAGCGAAAATGATCGGACCCCGCTTCGGCGGGGTTCATTTTTGCACTAGTTTGCACTAGTTTTGCACTAGTTTTTTCGATAACCCTTTGATTCATAAGGATTTTTCAAAACTAGTGTAACTAGCGCCGGGTTTGGGTCCCTGGGAGCATTCCGAGGAGTTTCGAGTGGTGTGATTCAGGGGAGCCCAAAGGTCGACGCGAGTTACACTAGTTTTGAAAAAATTATTATTTTTCAATGATTTAGCTATCGAAAACTAGTGCAAAAACTAGTGCAAAACTAGTGCAAACTAGTGCAACGAGCATGGGCCGAGAAAATTCGGAAATTTTTTCTGAAAACTGCCGAGCGCCGGGGTCGGTGGCCGCCCCCGGTACGCCCCCCTGGCAGGAAGGACCCGAAGCCGATACGCTCGGACTACGTGTTGAGCGCCATTTCCCGCCCTATCCCGTCACGTCCCGTCGCGTTTCACCACGTATCACGCTATCCACGGTCGACCATTGGCGCGTTGTCTACGCGCGTCCCGTCACGTCCCATCACCTCCCGTCGCGTCCCGAATGCAGGCGCGAAAGCGACCACGGCGCTGGTGCGCGCCAGGCGGACATGCAGCGAGAAAACGGATTGCGGATTAGGAATCGCGCCAGATAACCGGCGTTTAACCTTGCCCAAATGGCGCACCTTAAAGCGGCGCCGCACTGTCAAGTCTGCATTGACTTGTCACGGGTTCGATTCATAATTCCAACGTGGCAGAGAAAGGAAACGCCATGGATACGAAAATTAATCGCGCCCTTGCCTTCCGTCTTTTGAGCGACGTTCGCAATGCAAAGGCAAGCATGTCTCTTTTGTTCTGGGAGTCTGTTGGAATTCGCGTTGTGCGCCTTCCTTGCTGATGGAGTCGAAAATGCTGAAAATCGTTCGCGCGATTGCCAGTCTTGCCTTATTCGTCTTTTACGCGGCGGGCGCCGCATCTTTCGCCTTGCTAACCGCAGTCGTATTCCGCGCCGTCTGAAAGTTGCTTTCGTTGTCAATTTTTCCTTGACTTATCACGGTCACGCATTAAGTTGTCGTCGTATCGATTGAGGAGTCGTTGCAATGGCATTCGCTTCGACCTAGTTGCACGTTTTCCGAGTCCTGGCACGTTTGGTTCCTAGGGGTTTGACAATGATGCCTCATGTTGACGTGACGCCCGTTATTTTTCGCACAGACGGTGAGGAAGTAACCGCCATTTTTCCGTGCGAACCTGGAGACAGGTACGGATATACGATGCTTTGCTATGCGAAAAAGGGACAGCATAGCACCTGCAGCGTTGAATGGGCACGCTCGCGCAAGAATCGTCCAGCAACGCCGGATGAATATGCAGAATTGCGGCGTGAACTGGAGTCCGCGCCCTATAATTATCGTCTGAAAATTTATCGCCGCATGCAAGGTTGGATGGAAAACGCGCGCCGTGCCAACGCGAGGAGGTAACATGAGCATCGTTACATTTTGGGGAAACTATGGGGAAATTGACGTCGACGCAATTTCCGGCGCCGTGGTCGCTTATCGTCAATATGAAGGCGAACCGGCCGGATATTCCGACATAGTTCGAGTCGACTTGGCAGAGCGCCGCGAATGGTATGCACAACGCGGCATTCATTTGCCAGCCGTGCAACCGGATGGCGATATATTGGACGTCGGATTTTGGACGGATAAATGCGAATATGTCGCCGCTGAAATGGAATGGCGCGAGCGACGGCTTAACGTTGCCGCATGAAGCGTTCCCATATGTCATGTTTTAATTGACATGTCACGCAACACGCCTTAGCGTGCTGAAAGTAAGTTACATGGAGTCGACGTCATGAGCATCGATAAGGCTTCGCCGCTTTTTCAGGCTTACTGCTGGCACCGCATTAAGGCCGGGAAGCCCGCTTATGCAGCGCTTGAGGCTGCTCGCCGCGACGTGGAAGAGGGAAGAAAGCGTCATGCGTCCTTTTCCGCCAAGCTTGGCAAGCCCTTCAAGGCATATGGCGGAATGATGCTTTGGATCGAAAACCCGGACGACGTTGGTTTGCGAATGGTTGGGGATGCACATAATATCGTGCGCCTTGATCATACTGGATGGTATTGTGACAATTTTGGTGATGGTCCGACTGCGACTGGCGTCGTGCTGCAACTGCCTGGGCGCAACCGTCGACCGCGTTTCCTCGCTGGCATAGCTGACCCTCACAATGATGGTCCCGTGCTGGTCGACGTCGGCACCATCTGGGAAGGCGAGGAAGTCGAATGGATCCCGCCGCGCGATGGTTGGGGCGGTTATTGGGCATGGACGGATAACCCGCGCGAACATGACGGTTGCCGCAGTGCGGCGCGCGAGGCGGACAGACTTGCAGAACGCTATGCGGAAACCGAACGTGAATATAACATGGCGCTCGCTGCAGGTTGCTATTGGCGTCACACGGTCGACGAAATGCAGGCAGAACGCGCGTCTGTCCGCGCCTTGCTTGCAGAACGGAAGGCCGCCAAGACTGACAGTCCCTCTTATCCGACTATCTGTGCAGCCATTCGGCGGGTTATCGTCGAAAAGCTAGAGCGCATTCGCAATCTTCGCGAGCGCCGCGATGCTCTGGCAAGCGGGGATTATTCAGAGGGATGGAATTTCTATAGTTTCTCGCTTCAGGATCCCTCGCTTGTCTCTGCATTCAATGAGGGCGCCGGGCAGACGGTTATTTCTTTGCCCTAGTGGCACGTTTTCCGAGTCTCGGCACGTTTAGGATTGAGGGTTCAAAAATGAGAATCTATGTTGCGTGTCTTGCAAGCTACAACGCTGGCGTTCTGCATGGCGCATGGATCCAGGCATCGTCGGACGTCGACGAAATGGAAGAGGCGGTGCGCGCCATTCTGCGAGCGTCACCGTTTCCAAACGTCATGCGGCGTGACTGGCATTGCGAGTCGTGCGGCGCCGACGAAACGCTGACAGAGGGTGACAAGGGTGGAATTCCGCCGTGCCCTCATTGCGGCGAGATGATGGTGCCGAACGTCGACGGATATAACGGCGGAAACCCCTATCCGTCGGCCGAAGAATACGCAATTCACGACTCGGAAGGCCTCGGACCTATCGACGAATATGCGAGTCTTAGCGATATTGCGCGCCGCGTGACAATAATTGAGGCTGCAGATGCATACGGGATTCCGGCAGACGTTGCCGCGCAAGCCGTCAGTGACCTCGGCGATAATCAAACCGAACCTGACGAATTTTTCAACGATCGCTATCACGGTGCCTTTTCATCTTGGCGCGAGATGGCAGAAGAATATATTTTGGAAACGCACGACATTAATCAAGTTCCCGAATGGTTGATCAATCATATTGACTGGGATTCTATCGCTAGAGACTTCCAAATTAGCGGCGAACTTACAGCGTATCAGCACGACGGAACGTTTTATTTCTTCCATTCGTATTGACTCCTGACGGGAAGAAAAGACTGCTAGCGACCGAGGATAACAGACATGCTGAAATATCAGGTCGAATATACGGATACATTTGGCGGCGAACCGAATTATGCATGGGTTCGACGTGCAACCATCACCATGCCAGAACTGACGCACTACGGATATGACGGCTCGTCTGGTTATGCCAGGGCTAACCGTGCGTTCCAGCGCGAGCTAATGCGTAGGGCAAAGGCGGCCGTGGGCCTGACTGGGATACGTGGAGAAACCATCCGGTATGGGGATACGCTCGAATTTCGTCCGCGTGGTATGGGGACCGTCCTGTTTGTTACGTGCGCTGACGATTGACTAACATCGTGACCTTGAGGATGCCGCAGAGGCTAACCTCTGCGGCAAGGTGCAGGAAGACAACACGATATGGGAGTCAGCCATGAGCTATCTAGATGATACTGCAATTATCGGTGCCGAACGCGGGCCTACGCCGGTTAATCCCTACCGTTCAGGATATGGCCGGCGAACCGGAGCCGCGCCTGTGGGTGGAGTTATGACACAAAGCTGCAAAACATGCCGCTGGTTCGACCAAAGCTTCGCGTCGGACGAGGACGAGCACGAAGCCCTTGGTCTTTGCGAGTGGCCCGCTGACCGCCTGCCTTATTCCCTTCGGTGGGGCAACCGCGAGCGCGTGGCAGTCTGCCCGCTCGATGGCAGCGACTGCCCCTGCTACGAGCCCGCGCCGTGAGCATTGAGCGCCGCCCCGCACGCAACACGGAGACATGACAATGACGCGCAACGAATTCCAAAACAGCATTTTCCGCACCACGACCGAGATGCTAGACGCTATCGCCGAAGAGTGGCTTTCTGCTGGCGGTGCGAACGGCATAGACTTTCAGCGGACGGTTCTGGACGATAACACTGACGTGGAACTTGCCATCGAGACAATCGACGGTTGGAGTCTCGATCGTCGCGGCGACTTCGGCGAGCCGTCGCACATGGAATTAAACGAATATTCGGCTTCTGACCTTGCCGCAGCCTTTGGCCGGCTGCGAGGGCGGTTCAAGGCGGCACAAAGAGGGCAGTAGACGCCGCGTGCGAGGCCCGAATTGAGGCCCTTGCTTGCACCATGTCTTTGAAGAGGACATAAATGTTATGTCCAATGACGGTGAACATGAATGCGCATAGCGTATGCCATAGGACTCGCAATCAAGGCGATTGTTCTAATATGGAATGGTGGGGATATTAAGTTGATTGTCGTGTTTACTCTCGCATATCTTCTGACCAAAGACTTATTATAATTGCCATCGTCTAGACTCTATCGTGTCCAGAGTCTGACAAGCCCCACGCAACCGATTTATGATTAAGCCCGACTCCGTATGTCTGGAGTCGGGCTTTTCGCATGAGATATATCGCCTTTGTTATCGCTGCTGCTGTCACCCTTGGCGCGTGCCAAACGCAACCTGGAACCGTGCATGACGCGCATACGGGCAAGACGGTTGTCCATTCGTCCCGGTTCGCTATCCAAAGCGGACTCTTGCATTACGTGCACGCCACGGCCGGATTTTCAAACGTCAACGGATATAGTGTTGTCATAGAGCATTTGGCGACTGGCTTAGGCTGGCGGTTTTTTCGCGAGGCATGGTCGCACGGGAAGCGCTTTCAATATGTCATAGGCAAGGAAGCCGTGATGGGATGCTCTAATGGTTGCTCGCTATATGAAACGGGCGCAATCCGCATGTCAGAACGCGACTTTCTGCAGGCTGCTGCTATCGGTTTTGACTTCAAGCTAATTGGCAGCGGCGGGAGTCTGGAAGGCAGAGTCCCGGCCGAAGCGTTCCGCCAAGTTCTGCGCCAGCTAGGGCATTAGTGAGTGTGAGCATCCGTTGCCCAACACGTCGCGGCGCGCCGTCTATTCTGATTGCTGGCGCCCGGTTAGAACCGGAACCGGACTCGCGACGGAACGTCAATGGCAAGATGAACTGACGCGCACCTAAGTTCCACTTCCCGCCCAAACCCGCCACGGCGCACCGTGGCGGGATTTTTCGTGCTGCAGCTAGTGACTAGCGGCTTGTGCGAAATGGCTGTCAGCGGCCGTTTCTGGCGATTCTAGAGGCATACAATATATAGTGGCAGACGGCGCGAGCCTGGACGCTATATATTGTGGTCTCTCATGCCCGCGTCGGGAAGCCAATGGGCAAACACTAGATATAGTGGGCCTGGCGCCACGGCATACTAACTGTAGTACCCCCCCCCCCCCCCTACAGGAGAGGCCGACAGCCCGGTCGGCGACCGCCGCCGAAACCGAGGTAGAGCCCTGGCTTTTCGTTACCTTGGAACTCCAACTTCATCCGTAAATTTTCTTACCTTGGAACTCCAACTTCATCCGTGAAATTTCGGGCCGGTGACCCTCGTTCGCGCGAGGCAAAATCCGGCCCGTGCAGGCGTGCGGAGTCCAGTGCGAGCGCCAGATGACGCGAGAGACCTAGCAGGCGCGCTGCATGGAATAGAGGTCCGAGGCGCAGGATCGATGGGCATACCTTTCCCGAGTTGCGTCAGCGTCCGACGGGGAGACCGACAACGATCAGCAGCAACCAGATGATGCAGCCATAAGCTATACCGCGCCGCATTAGGTCGAGGATATGGCGTGGCATTGATACTTCCAGGATGGTCTGGATGAGTGTTGCGGGGAGGTGCCCAACCACCTCCCCGCGTCCCCTGACGTGCGACGGTCAGCCCTACCCGTCGCACCGTGCTTCGACCCATCGACGCACCCGAACGTCAACGAGTCGACCCAAGGGGAGGTGCCGCCCTCGAGGCCCTATCATGGGTCTGCCAGCAATCTCCGCTCTCATGTGGCGATCAGAGTGGCTGGTCCGAGCGACATCTCCGTCCCCAACCGACGTAGTCATTTGGCGATAGTAAGCCACCGCCTGAACTGAGAACGCCCGTGGCACCGACTGGCGTGATTGGAACGACTGGCGGCGCTAGACCCAGTCGGTGCCACGGAGCGCAGCAACCATAGTCACCTCTGACGTGTCTTGTCAATCAGGCTGGGAGGAATCCCGCCAGACGAATTTTGCCAAACGGTTTTGACGAATCCCGAGCGACGAATCCCGAGCGACGGAATCCTCAACTGTCGAGCGCCAGGTGAGAAGCGGGTTTGACATGTCACGTTTTACGTGCCTTTTATGCTCCAACGGCGGACGGAGCAGCTTCGACGATGACGGCCTACTACAACGAGATCGACCCGTACGCTGCGCAGTGGCTGCGAAACTTGATCGCCGCTGGTCACATCGCCGCAGGAGACGTTGATGAACGTTCTATTGTTGATGTACGGCCTGACGACCTCCGCGGTTACACCCAGTGCCACTTCTTCGCCGGCATCGGCATCTGGAGCTACGCCTTGCGGCTCGCCGGATGGCCCGACGACCGTCCGGTATGGACCGGCAGTTGTCCATGCCAACCTTTCAGCGCGGCAGGCCGAGGAAAGGGGTTTGCTGACGAGCGGCACCTTTGGCCGCACTTCCACTGGCTCATCAGCCAGTGCCGACCTGACGTTGTCTTTGGCGAGCAGGTTGCAAGCAAGGACGGCCTCGCTTGGCTCGACCTTGTACAAGCTGACTTGGAAGGAACGGGCTACGCCTGCGGGGCGGTCGATCTATGCGCTGCGGGCGTCGGCGCTCCGCACATCCGACAGCGGCTCTGGTGGGTCGCGGAAAGGCTGGAACACGCCGAGAGCGACGGACGGGACGAACGGTGGGCCGAACCAAGCCGGCGGGGCGCTGCCGGCGGATGCGGCGTTGTCGGGCTGGACCACACCGCAAGCGCACGACACGTCGGGGCGCTCGAAGACGCAGAAGGAAATCCACGGGACGAAGCACGGTTGCGCGTGTCTGGTGAGAGACGCAGACCTTGCGGGCTGGGCCACACCGACGACGCGCGACTGGAAGGACGGCGGCGAGCAGAGGAACGTGCCGCTGAACGCGCTATTGGGCAGGGTGGCGTGGCTGAGCGGCTGGCCGACGCCAAACACCATGGATGCAGTGGATCGCAAGGCGATACGCCCAAGCCGTATAGCAACGGGACGCACCTCGGGTTATCTGACCGAGGACATCTTGCATCTGAAGGACAACCCACAACCGGCCCGGTTAACGGCTTCTGGCGAGATGCTGACTGGCTCTTCTGCCGGGATGGAAAGTGGCGGCCAGTTGAGCCCGGCACATTCCCGCTGGCTCATGGGTCTCCCGCCCGAGTGGGACGACTGCGCGCCTACGGCAACGCAATCGTCGCGCAAGCGGCGCAAGCGTTCATCGAGAGCTATCTCGACATCAACACGCTCGATCTCGACGCTGCCGTCGCGCCGACGCGACGACGATATCATTTAAGCTCGTCAAGGCGCCGAGGCTGCGACGACATCATTTGAGTTCGTTGTCACCTTTTAGTTGACATGTCACATGATGCGAGTAGTCTGTCGGCATCGGTTCAGGACCGGAGACAGCGATGCCCGCAACCGAAAGACCGGCGAGTACATCCGCGGCCTCGCCGTTGGCGGCCGGCTCATCAAGGCGCCGGCCCTGTACGAAGCGCGGATGCGCGCTCATCACGCACAGGCCATGCGGCCGGAGGTCGACGACCCGGCAGACTGGGAGGCCGTACCCGTGCGCGTAGTGCCGGCCTCATTGCGCCGGGCGACGTCGACGAGAGGAGCATCGCCGAGGCGGCCGTCGAGCGGGCGATCGCCACGAAGTTCGGTGTGCCCCACCCGTGGTCCGACGAGGTCAAGTACCTCGACAATTGCATCCTGCACGACGAGAAGGCGCAGCTCATGAGGCCGGAGCCGGCCCCGTGGCACCTGCCCGGTGAGCCCCTCGGCGTGCGGGTCGAGGGCTGGTCGCCCGAACGCGCCCGGACCGAGTTCATGTCGGCCTTCCACGCCTATTGCGAGATGTGAGAATGAGCAAAATCGACTTGTATCACGGCGATTGCCGGGAAGTCTTGCGCACGCTGCCGGAAAGCAGCGTCCATTGTGTGGTGACCTCGCCGCCCTATTTTGGGCTCCGCGACTATGGCGTCGAGGGGCAGATCGGGCTTGAGCAAACGCCTGACGAATACGTTGCCGAAATGGTCGCGGTGTTCCGCGAGGTCCGCCGCGTGCTGCGCGATGACGGGACGCTGTGGCTGAACTTGGGGGATAGCTACGCAGCGAATCGCAGCTATCAGGTGACGCCGACAAAACACAAATTGCTTGACTTCGGTCGAAGTAACGCAACGAAAGTTCCGGACGGTCTCAAGCCCAAAGACCTAATCGGCATTCCCTGGCGCGTCGCCTTCGCGCTGCAAGCCGACGGCTGGTATCTTCGCCAGGACATCATCTGGCACAAGCCGAACCCGATGCCGGAGAGCGTGCGCGACCGCTGCACCAAGGCGCACGAGTACATCTTCCTGCTGTCCAAGTCGCCTCGGTATTATTTCGACAGTGATGCGATAAAGGAGCCTGCTATCCATGCGGGTGTTACTGTCAAAAGTCGCGGGAAATACGATGACGGGACAGGGAAAGCCATTGCGGGCTACGAGACACATGTTGTGGGGGAGCGTTTGGTGGCCGACAAGCGCAACCGCCGCAGCGTCTGGACCGTCACCACCAAGCCTTTCAAGGGCGCGCACTTCGCCACCTTCCCGCCGTCGCTCATCGAGCCGTGCATCCTCGCCGGGTGCCCGGCGGGCGGGACGGTGCTCGATCCATTCGGCGGCAGCGGTACGACCGGCCTAGTCTCCAGTCGCCACGGCCGAAACGCCATCCTGATCGAACTGAACCCTGACTACGTGGCGATGGCGCGTTGCCGCATAGAGGCGGACGCCTGCGCGCCTACGGCAACGCCATCGTCGCGCAAGCGGCAGCGACGGTCATCGAGAGCTATCTCGACATCAACACACTCGATCTCGACGCTGCCGTCGCGCCGATGCGACGACGATATCATTTGACTTCATTGTCAATTTTTAGTTGACATGTCACATGATGCGAGTAGTCTGTCGGCATCGGTTCATGACCGGAGACAGCTACGCTTCAATGAGGAGAAACTGAGATGCAGGTCGCCGAGATTCCGTCTGGCATGACGCCCCACATAGACGACAGCGGCAAGTTTGGCTACCCGCCTGGGGTGGGGCACGACACGATGGTCGAGGTCATAATCACGTATCAGGGCAAGTTTTATTTTTATCGAGGCCTGGCGCAGCAGTTCGGCTGGATGATCGATCCGGCGCCGTCCTCAGTTCCGGGTGTCATCTCCGAGAGCGCTCCCATTACCCATTACAGGATCGTCGAGGAGTCTGGCAGCGCGGCTGCTCTGGTCGGGTAGGCGCGCGATCCAATTCCTGTAGACCTACCACGACCACAACCCGCGTCACAGCGACGAGCGACAAACGAGAGCGAGTCAACCGCATTGCCACGACCAAATTGTCACGTATACCGTGGCTGCGCACGAGGCTGGCAAAATGGACGACATCACCTTTCACGCCACCCAAGCGATGCGAGAGACGCAGCGACCATGTGACGCCGACTCCCTGGCGGAGGCGTTAGTTGGTCGGTGGAGCCCCTATGAAGGGCGTTCGACACAGATCCGAGACGTGGCGAGGCTTCTCCGCCAGGAACGGCAACGCACCCTCGCTGATATCGAGCGCTGGTTGCAGACCACACAGGCGTCACTCGAGGCCCAGGGTCGGCAGATCGAGGCCTCAATACGGAAAGGTGAGATGGCCGATATCAACGAGAACTGGAAGAAGAAGCGGTGTCTTTTGCGCCGGGCCAAGTTTGCCCGTTACCTAAGTCAGGTCGTAAAGGAATTCCGCAGGAGGGATGGATGACGAACTGGGCCGATTACCTGATGGGGTTTGCTCTCCATGCTGCAAGTAAATCCAGGGACTCGACCAAGGTTGGTGCGATCCTCGTCGGTCCCGATGGCGAGGTTCGTCTGACCGCTTACAACGGTCCTCCGCGCGGAGTATTAGACTTGCCCGAGCGTTTCGAGCATCCGGTCAAATATTTGTACTGCAGTCACGCCGAGGAAAACCTCATCGCTTTCGCAGCGCGTGAAGGGATCCGAACGAAGGGATGCACTGTCTATACGACGCTGCATCCGTGCTCCCGCTGCGCGCGGACACTGATCCAGGCTGGCATCTCATGCGTCGTAATCGGCGACGGAGAGACAAAGATGCCGGTCGTGGAGTTCCAGGTGGCTGCGCGCATGTTCGAGGAGGCTGGAGTTGAACGACGAACGGTCGACGATGGCTCGTTACCGAGGATCCCAGGCGTCCACGAGGGGCGGAGTTCGCACGACAACATGGATAGCGTCGGGGAGGCAAGGTATGAATCCTCCGTTTGACCCCGATGAGCTTCGAGCCCTCGAATGGCTCGGTTCACACTCCCGCAAGTTCGTTCACGGCGTCTCAGATCCAAAGCTCTACGAGCCTTTGATGCGCCTCGTGCGCAAGGGTTATGTTAAACGTCTAAACGGCCCGAACCACGTCGCAATCTTCAAACGCAACATCTTCGCGGAGATCGACCTTGAGCGATATCACCGCTCGTCCTGATGTCACGTTTTTCGTGTTTGGTCACGTTTCTCCGCAACAGACGGGAACCTGGCATGCAGTTCAAGCCCATGCTGGCAGAAACCGCCGACCTCGATAAGCTCGTCTTCCCGCTCATCGCCCAGCCGAAGTTCGACGGCATTCGCTGCACGGTTCTGCCCGACCTTGGCCCGGTGACGCGCACGCTCAAGCCGATCCCAAACCGCTTCGTGCGCAACTGCCTCAACAACGCCGGCTACCACTACTACGATGGCGAGATCGTCACCTACACAAACGGCATCCCAGACGAGCTGAACACCGTCCAGTCGAAGGTGATGAGTGCAGAAGGCGAATTTCCGTTCGTATTTCACACCTTCGATCACGTACAATTCCCGAGGGACCCCTTCGAGGAGCGCCGTGCCAGGCTCTCGCCGCGCACAGGGAACTCCATCCGCTGCGAGGGGGTCTTGATTGAAAGCCTGGAAGAGCTGTCCCGATATGAGGATATGCTGGTGTCTGATGGGTGGGAGGGCGTGATCCTCCGCAAGCCTGGTTCCCCATATAAGTTCGGCCGCTCGACGCAGCGGGAGGGTTATCTACTCAAGATGAAGCGCTTCCACGACGCTGAGGCCAAGGTCGTCGCGTTTGTCGAGAAGATGCACAACACCAACGAGCAGACTCGAGACGAGAGGGGTTACGCAAAGCGGTCTAGCGCTAAGGCCGGTCTCGTCCCTGCCGGAACCCTCGGAGCCCTGCGCGTCGTTTGGGGGAATGGAATCGAGTTCGAGATCGGCACCGGGTTCGACGACGAGATGCGCGATTTCATCTGGCGCAATCGGGCGCGGCTCAAGAGCCGGAAAGTTACTTTCAAATACCAGCGCATCGGCCCGAACGGGGCGCCGCTGCTTCCTGTCTTCAAGGCTTTCCGCTCGGACGAGGACATTGTCTGATGCAGGTAGCAATTGACATTCTGTGGGCGGCAAGCTTCATTCTCCTTGGGTGGTCTGCCAACTACGTGTGGCGAGCCACCAAGGTGCGGACCCGCTTCCTCATTCCTTACAGGGAGTATATCCGGGACGATCCTGACACCTATGAAGAGATGATCAATCGGCTCCGCATCGATAACCATAATCTCCGCCTGCAGCTCGGCCTCCTCAAAGGGAAGGTTGGGCAGTTGGAGGCCAGGCTGGCAGCGATGCGGCAGCGGAGAAAGGCACAATGACCGAGCGCGACAAGATCGCCGCGAAGATCCGCGTATTGCATAGCGCCTCGAGGCGGGAACGGCCTGTTGACGCTGGCGGCGGAATGCGGTACGGTCAAATTGTAAACGGCTAAAAGTTCCGAATTCCAATTGCCTTCGCTCTCGGGCTTGGCACAGAATCTCCCCGAGAGATGCCGGCAAGTCCAACGGCCCGGACTCGACCTCCGGGCCGTTTTCTTTACCACGCGGCGCGCCGGGCGTGGTGGGCGCGGCCTGTTGACGATGGCGGCGGAATGCGGTACGGTTAAATTGGTGTACGTAATGACAAGAGTCGAACACCCAATTGCCTTCGCTCTCGGGGTGGCACTCACATGGCCCGAGAGATGCCGGCAAGTCCAACGGCCCGGATGTCGAGTCCGGGCCGTTTTCTTTACCACGCGGAGCCGTCTCGGACATCCGGGGCGGCGCTTCCCGTTTCGGGGTCTACGTCATGGCAAGGGGCACGCCTCCTTACGGTGGCTGCCCGTCGCCGTAAGGTCGTCCTGCGAGATCGACTGATCGAACAGGTTGTCGCCGATACCCCATCGCATGTCAATTAAAGATTGACATGCTGATGTATGCGTGGCATATAGCTGTTATCCCTAACCGGAGAACAGCATCACATGGCAGGTATCAAGGACATCGCGAAGGGTCGCAGCGACATCTACAGGGTTAGCCCATATGATCTGAGCATCAAGCCTGGCTGGAACAGCCGCGATCCCAATGATCCCAGCAACGCCGAGCACATCGACAACCTCGCCAGGTCGATTGCAGAACATGGCGTAAAGCAGCCCCTCACCATCTACCAGGAGGATGGGAAGTTCTTCGTTGAGGATGGTCACTGTCGCCTCGAGGCCGCCCTTCGCGCCATCGAGCGCTACGGTGCCCAGAAGGACATGCTCATCCCCGTGCGGATGGGCGACAAGGAGGCCACCGAACAGGATCGCGTCCTCTCCCAGATCATCCGCAACTCGGGCAAGCCCCTCTCGCCTATTGAGATGGGTACGGTGTTCAAGACCCTGCGTAACCTCGGCATGTCGGACAGCGAGATTGCGCGGCGCTCGGCAGTGAGCCGCCCCTGGGTCAGCATGCTTGTCGATTTGGTCGACATGCCGCCGGCAATCACCGACCTCGTCCGCAGCGGCGCCATATCCGCCACCCTGGCTATCGAAACGGTCAAGGACTTTGGCGGTGATGTCCAAGCCGCAGCGGAGGTGTTGCGCGGCGCAGTCGACGCGGCCAAGGCGAGCGGCAAGGATCGCGCGACGGCCAAGCACGTCAAGCTGGCGATGGAGTCCGAGGAGGGCTCTCAAGAGCCCAAGGAATCCAAGACGGCAGATGAGAGGAAGCCCTCGATGCGCGTGCGGTTGCGCGAGATCTTTCGCGACCTCAAGGACATCCATATCGATGGCAGCGGCTCCGTCACGGTGACATTCACTCCCGACACCTGGGCTGAGATCGTGGATCTCATCGGCGTCGAGATCGGCAAGGAGGATTCTGACATCATCTAATGGCACGTTTACATTGCCTGATAAATCTATCCGTGTCATATCAATAGGGGGAGAACAGCATGGACACCAAGGTCTCGATTACCAGCGAGCATGAGCTTTCCGCGTTCGCGGCCCAGGCAGGCGTATTCTACGCAGCGCTCGAGAAGCTTGCCTCCGACTTGGAGGACCGATTAGCGCGGACACGAGCGCTCCAACGGCAGCTCCGGCAGGACGTCGACCTGGTTGATGTTCTCAACGAGATGAAGAGCACCCCATCTCGCTCTCGACCAACCATCCCGATCAAGGGCACTAACCCGCTCGTCTCGTTCAACGGTATTGATGATCTGACCATCGCTCGCCGCCTCGCCCCAGAGCCAACTGATCATCAGGCACAGGTTTTCAAGCGTTGAGAATGAGATGTCCGCCCTGGATCGACAAATCGACGGAACACACTACAAGCAGTTCCCCATCCAGCCAGTCGAGCTTATCGCGGCCAACGGCTATGACTACTTCATTGGCAACATTCTAAAGTATGTCTGCCGCTGGCGGTTCAAGGGCGGGCTTTCCGACCTGCAGAAAGCCCTGCACTACGCCGAGCTGCGACGAGACATAGCGCTTCATCGTCATGAGAGTCCTGTTGTTGACCGTGTCGAGCGCATCATCGCCCGTCTCTGGCACTGGCGCATGTGCATCGCGAAGAGCCCTGAGAAGCGTTTCCCCATCAGCATGAACACGTTCGTCGAGGTCAACGATATCCCACCATACGACGATCACATCCTCTATGCCCTGGATCAGTGGCACCGTCGGATGATCTCGGCCGACCAGTTCATCGTAACGTTGCGCACCTTCATCAGGGTCCAGTTTCCCGATGTCGAACGGTCACCTTAAACGTGGAGAAGCGAACAAATGGTACGTCGACTCGACGATGAAGACTTGATTGGTGGTGACGGACTCTCTGGTGGCGATAACGCGCACGGCGTTGCTTCCGAAGAGCTGCGACAGTTCATCGAGCGCATCGAGCGCCTCGAGGAGGAGAAGGCGGCCATCTCGAGCGACATCAAGGAAGTCTACGCCGAGGCCAAGGGACGGGGCTTCGACACGAAAACCATCAGACGGGTCATCGCTCTACGCAAGAAGCCGCCGGAGGAGCGCCAGGAGGAAGAGGCGATCCTCGAGCTCTACATGCAGGCCCTCGGCATGACGTGAGGGCGACACGGAGATCATCATCGCCAATTGATGGCTGCAAGCCAAAGGTATCATCTGATGCGTCTAGTGGTCATTGAAAGTCCTTTTGCCGGGGACGCGCCGACTCGTCTCCGCAACATCGCCTATCTGCGTGCGGCAATGCGTGACTGCCTAATGCGTGGGGAGGCGCCGTTCGCGAGCCACGGCCTCTACACGCAGATCGGCGTCCTCGACGACGACGTTCCGAGTGAGCGAGCCCTCGGAATCAGCGCGGGCTTCCATTGGGGAGCCAAGGCGGACGCCACAGTCGTGTACTCTGATCTCGGTATCACTGAGGGGATGCGTGCCGGCATTGCGAACGCCATCTCCCTCGGACGCCCTGTCGAGTACCGGAGCCTACCAGAGTGGGCCATCGTGGGAACGTCAGATGAACCTCGAATACCGCATCCTCCGCGCCATTCGTTGTAGTGATTTGATCCACCTAAGCCTTCACCGGAAGTACGACGACACGACATGGACAGCCGGTGTGATGAGGCGTGGACAGTACATCGTCCAATACGTGGAGGACGTCGATCCGCTTGAGGCTCTTTCCAAGGCGATCTCCACTATCCCGGAGAAAAGAACAGTCAATGACGATATCATCTAGAGACGCTATATGCGGCTTGACGAAATAACACTCAGGAATATTCCCGTCATCATCAAGCTACTCGAGCAGATGGGGAATATACATCGCCTAATAAATGCCGTTGAGGAGGGGGATTTCGCCATATCCATCCAGGGCGAATACGTCGACGCGGTCGTTTATTACACGAGCCTGCATAAGATAAAGAAGATCCTCATCGATAACTTGTCTGGTCAGCTCGATGTCATTACGCAGGAACTACAAGCCTACGGCATCAAGTTCTCCGAGCCTGGAGGAACTTCTTAGACGCGCGGTCAATGGAGGGGTGCTCAATCATATTAGCCTCTTTCCCGATGCGAAAAACCCGAGGCTTTGGTGCGTCGTCTTTCGCGACGTGCTGGGATTTCAACCTGCAAGGTACTTCTATCATGCTGACCCCGTTGAGGTTATGCGCCAAGCCTTACTCGATTCCATCAAAAGTGACCGCATCGACCGATACGATGACATTGTCTGATGTCACCTTTTCCGTGACTTGACAATATGAGGTTTTCGCTATGTCACTGGTTGAAGTGCTGCGACCAGAGTTAGAGCGTACTGGCCTACCATGGCGGATAGAGAACGGGCGCCGGCACAAGAAGATCATACTTGCCGGCCAATTAGTCGGGATCATTCCAATGTCTGGCAAGGGATCACTAGCGCGAGGGTGCCGCGCAGTCCTCAACATCAGATCCCAGATACGACGTGCCGCCCGAGGCTGACATGCAACTCAATCTCTACTATGGCGACTGCCGCGACATTCTTCGTTCGCTCATCGAGCGCGGCGTTCGTGTTCACTCGGTCGTCACTGACCCTCCCTACCATCTCGAGTCTGTCGTCAAGCGCTTCGGCCGCGACAATGCCAAGGGCGCCCGCTTCGGCAAGGATGGTCGTTTCGCTCGCCAGTCGCGAGGCTTCATGGGGAAGCTCTGGGACGGCGCCGACAAAGACGGCACGCGCATAGCCCAGGATCCTGATTTCTGGCGCTTGGTGCATGACATCCTTCTCCCCGGTGGCTACGCGCTTGCCTTCTCGTCTCCGCGCACCGGCCACTGGCAGGCGGCCGCCATGGAGATCGCCGGGTTCATTCTGCATCCCTTCGTGGCCTGGGTTTATGGCTCAGGATTCCCGAAGGCTCACAGCGCCGCACGCGCCATCGACAGGGCGCTTGGTGTCGAAGGTACGTTTGTGCCCGCTGGTAATCCTGTACGTCGCCTGCGGCCGGGTGCCGATCAGAACAAGACGGGGTCTTGGGAGAAGCTCGAGGATCGGTTCTACCAGCCGGGAGAGTACATCCCAGCGAGTGTAGAGGCCGCCGCCTGGCAGGGGTGGTATTACGGGGGTCAATCACGAAAACCAGCCGTCGAGCCGATTTACGTGGCGCAGCGCCCCTATTCTGAGCGGAACGGAGCCCTCAACATCCTCAAGCATGGCGTCGGAGCCGTCAACATAGACGGCTGTCGAGCACCCTCCAACGGCGGACGGCATCGGGACGGGGAAGCCTCGCAGGACAGGGAGTACCGCGAGCGAGGAAGCACGAACTTCGGTTTGAAACCTGGTCCCAGAGGCGGTTCACCCCTCGGTCGGTGGCCCGCCAATCTCATTCACGATGGTTCTGATGAGGTGGTCTCCTTGTTCCCGGATGCCCCAGGTCAACTTGCCGCCTCATCCACGAACCAAAACTCGTCGAAGACCAGGAATGTCTACGGGCACTACAACGTCCCGCAGGCATCGATGCATCCAAGAAAAGACAGCGGTTCCGCCGCTCGCTTTTTCGAGAGCTACCCCTTTGATGGGGAGCCGTTGATCTACTGCTCAAAAGCATCGAGGAGTGACCGCGCCGGTTCTAAGCATCCAACTGTCAAGCCCATAAAACTGCTACAGGCCCTCATCCGACACGTCACTCCTCCGCATGGAATCGTATTGGACCCCTTTGCGGGATCCGGGACGACTGCCGAGGCGGCCATCCGCGAAGGAGTTGACTGCATCCTGATCGAGCGCGACCCAGAATATGTCGCTGACATCGAGCGGAGGTTTGGTCTCTGGACAGAGGCCCATGAATATTTGGAAAGGATTGGGGTCCTATAGTCAGAATCCGTCTCCGCCCTTTCGGGGGAGTCAAACAGTGTTCAAGAAACACGGAGCCGAAAACAAATGCTGTTTAGGGACGAGAGCGCAATGATCGAGACCCACGTGTCAGATCTTCCCTTCGTGGCGACGGCGGCTGATGGTCGCGTTATTTCCTATTGGCATGTTACACCGCGAGGTGATTGGTGCGAGGACTGCCGCATCGGCCGCAAATACGCTGATTTGTTTGTTGAGTTTATGAGGGACGGAGATCGGCCCTTCCTTCTGCAACGGGTGATGGAGGACCTCGTGAGATCTGGAAAGAAAAGCGGAGTGGAGGTTGGTTTTTTGCACTGGATGAGCGTGCTGGCAATCAGAGGGAGTTTAGCAGCTTAACCAGTTTGCCCCAATAATAATATAATGCGTCTCCGATAGTGACGCCGAGGGCGGTCGCCGCAAGACCAACGGCGGTGATGAAACCGATTCCCCGATTACGCATTGTCTTGACGAACTCGACCGTCGGCCGAACCGTATCTTCGGAGTATGTCTGCAGTAACTTCACGGACGCCTCGACATTGGCGAGGCGTTCAATTGCATCGTCCAGGCGGACGTGAACCTTCGTGCGGTAATCGTGAGAGGTGTCCTCGTACCTCTCGAAATCACGGCGAAGAGCCTCAACTTGGGCGGTCAGCGACCCAATAGCAGAGTTTAGCTGTGCGAAGTCGGCCGACGTTATTTCCATAGTCACGGCCTCCACCCGCACCACTTCTCACCGAAGCTGTTATGAGCGTCCATCTCGATCTTCTGCTCGATGCTGAACCGCTCGTAATCCTCGGCCGTCGGACGCAAAGGCTTGTTGGTGAGACACCAGGCATTGTCACCAGCAGGCGCTCTACTGGCGCAACCACCGACGATTCCTGCGGTCAAGCTCAGACTCAGGGCGACGACCAGACGCTTCTTGATGCCTGCGGTAGTCATCGACGAACTCTCTGTTGCGCCGTGCTTGCTCCTCTTCGCGGGCTTGCCAGCCAATCTGTCGCCCTCGTCTGTCGACGATTGCCAAGATCACGGCAATAGCGATGCCAACTGCGGCCCGAGGGCCGATATAGACCCAGCCAAGGGCGACGGCTGCGCCACCAACCGCGATCCATGCCCACCAGGGTATGCTATATCCCAACCAGTCCATCACAGAGGATCGAGAGCTTCATGGAGCTTGCGGGCCTTACGCTGAGCCCACAGCCGGTACCCGATGCCTGCGAGCGTCAAGGCGACACCTGTAATCGTGAGGACGACAACAACGCTGTCGATAAGGCCGCCGTCCCCTGCCAGGGGTAGCAGAGCCTGCTTGGCCTCGTTGATGACTTGAGATCCGCCAGCGATGGTGATGCCGCCGCCCGTGACAACATCGGCTCCCCCGACCGCAGGCGGCGCCTTGGCGTCTGTCGCGAGAGCCCGCTGATTGCCACCATCGTGCCACGTCACTGCTGGGCCGACGCTCCCGCGAGCCCATGCCTGGCCGACCTGCAGCACGTCGTTGACGCGCGCCGTCCACCCATTCCCATAGAACTTCCACGTTTTCAGTGAGCGCAGGAAGGCCATACGCCGTTCGATGATGCGCTCGATTAGGATATCGTGGTCCTCGAACCGACGGAGGGCCGTCAAGGTCAGTTCTCCGACTATCCCGTCGACTGTGCCCTCGTAAAGGGACCCGAGGGACCGTTGCAGCCACTTCACCGACTGCGTCGGCCCAGAGTTAACAGCGCCGTCGAAAACCACATAGGCCACGCCAGGAGGGAGCGAGTCTCCCTTGATGACATCCCAATACTGCCGACGGTAGATCTCGTCCCGCTCAGCATCTTCCATCAAGAAGACATCGCGGAGCGCCCGTTTCTTCGACTGGCGGTAGGCGTCGTAGACTCGCTGTGTGATGCCCTGGTTGGTACGACCACCAGGGTCGTTCTTGTCATGGACCTTCCCGCCCTCGTGGACGAGGACCTTCTTGAGCGCTCGATGGAAGCTCGATTGACTCACTGCACGGACTCCAGGGCAGCAAGGCGAGTTGCGAGGGCCTCGACGGGCCTCCTGAGAATTGGATTGGCACGTAAAACGTGCCAATCAACCCTAGTATTTCATGACCACGAGGTCAACGGTCGTATCGGTGCCATGAGCCTTGACATAGACGTTGGCATCTTGCGGAAGACCTGATGCCGTGAACTCGCTCGGCGTCAGATCCGTTTGGCGGCCAATGATGATGCCGGCCGCGTCCATATCGGGATCGCTTGTACCAATGTGGACCATGATCTGGGAGGTTCCTGTAAGCTGGATGCCAACATTGGCCTCCCCCTGCGTGACCTGCGTCCAAGATGTCGCGTTAACCTGAAATCGCTCGGTGCTCGCCATGTCATCCGATCCTGTAGTTATCCGCTCGACCGAAGAGGATGGTGCTCCCAACAGAGAAAGCACCTTTCAGACCAGCCCCCATCCGAATACCAGAACCAACATTCATGCCGCTCTTGACGAGGACCAAGGCACTGAGCCTCGGGAGGGTGGCAGAAATCCGGCTGCCGTATGAGAGACGCACGAAGCCATCGGACGAAAGATCAGGCAAAACAGGATCAGAAAGCAGACGATAAGAGGCGCGGAGCCATGCGCTGCTCTCGACTCCTTGCAAGCGCGCATCAACTGCCACCGAATAGCGTAGCGCAAGGCTCGCTGATGCCGTCAAAGCGGGGAGAGTCGCTTGCCCCCGGAGGCTGTAGAAGATGCTGAGATGCCCTTGCGCCTCTGGGGACGGCAGGATCAGATCAGCTTGTCCGTCAATCGGATAGCCGCCAGCAGAATCAACCCGCAGCTCCGGCAGGATAACGTTGGCATCGATTTTGATCGTCGTACCAAGTCTGCCGCTTACCCTGATCACCCCAAGGGCGAGGTCCCCCAATAGGGCGAGTGGTACATCCACATCGCCTGTGGTCCGAACCGACGGAAGACGTGCCTCCAGGTCAAACCAGAGAGGCATGTCGACTTCCACGGTCGCTTGGGGTGCCGGCATACGCGCTGTCAGCCAAACGTCGTAATGATCCGGCACCGGGTTGTCGGCATATGCCGCAACCAGCAGTGTGGGAAGCGTGATTTCGGCTGAGATCTTCCCAGGAAATCCTACGGTGCTGCTCGCCACCGTCGAGGGCAGTCTGGCGTCCCCAAGCACCCCGAGCGGGACGGAGACAGAACCGGAGGCCCTCGGTGCCGGCATGCGGAGATCCGTGATGACACCGAGGGGGACGTGAGCATTCAACGTCACAACGGGCGACGGGAGCGTGAAGTCCGCCAAGACGCCGATCAGATTGACCTCGACGTCAATCTGGCCCCTGATGTGCGGGAAAACGATCTCTGCCTGCAGTTCCAGCGGCCACTTGATCAGACCGCTTGTGCGGAGCGCAGGGAAACGAGCGTCGACCTTGGCGCGCGAGGTGTAGTTACCCTCACCCTCTGCCGAGAAGCTCGGGAGCACGCAAAAGCCGTAGAGGTACGGAATGCCCGGCACCTCGTCATGCGAGGTTGAGTGTCCGATCTCCACATCGATGTGCAAGGTCTCGATGGGGATATCGGGAGACCACGCTTCGTCTGCAATGATCTCATAACTGTAAGAGGTTTCCCCCACATCCACATCGATATGAGTCGTTTCGATGAGGAATGGCGGGGAAAGTATCAATTCATGTTCCGTCAGCTCAGCGCTGCCAGAGGCAGAAACTGACGGCAGCCTCGCGTTGATGTCCGTCGAAAAGATCAAGCGCGCAACGATCTCTACTTCGACGGGTTGCAACCTGCTGCTTCTGTGGCTCCCTGCACTGATCGCTGCCGTGATGGCAGGAAGCTCCGCCGTGCTCCATGAAGTATCCCGGAAAGCTTTAAGGCTTGGCGAACTAACCCTCGAACCCGACAAGAAGCGACCACTCGCGGACCACTCCGCCCTTCCCCCGCTAGATGTAAAAAGGTCGACAGAGTGTGTGAGCGTGTGGGTGCTCGGATTGACATCGTAGATCCGAAAAACATTATACGCGATGACCGCAAGCGCACGACCATCCCGGCTATAGATCATCTCGTAGATGTTACTAATCCCGGTATCCGTTCTGATGAAATTAAAATTATCACCCGAACGTTGATAGATAACGAAGCCAAAGGGACCACTGACGAGAAAGAAACGCCCGTCGGGAGAGAAGGCAACCCCGTAACCGTTATTGGTTAGCGTTGAAACATTTAGCCTGGTAAAGTTGTTACCCTCTCGCTTCCAGACAGTGAAACCTGGGGTAGAAGCATTCCAGTTTTGAGGTACAGCGAGATATCGACCGTCTGGTGACCATGCGACGTGTTGAGCCTGCGTTGTTGCCGCTCCAGGCGGACGAATGCTGCTCACCGGGACGCCGTTCTCGTCAAGCTCGAAAACAAGGCAGTTTCCATTTGAATTGGCTGGTAGTGAGCAAGCAAGGTATCGTTTTGAAGGGTCCAATGCGAGGCGCAGGACAGTTCCGATGCCCTGCGCAACAGGTCCGAGGTTGAAAGGGACTAGGGTGTCCCCTTCCCTCTTGAAACCCGCCAATCCGTTGGAAGCGTCCCGAGCCGAATAGAGAGTTCGATCATCCCGCCAGATCGAACCCCAACACGTCGTATTGGCATCGTATCTCTGCAGGAACTGCAGCGCGTCGCCGACGCGCTTGTAAAAGTAAAGCCCCATCTCGCCTGCGAACGAGCCGACCGCCAGGTAGTTATCGTCTGGAGACCAGGCGGGATCAAGCGCCTGACTTCCCGGCAAGGTATCCGGCGCAGTTAGCTCGATGAAAGGGCCAGCCATCGAAACCTCGTCACGCGCTGTAGAGAATGAGGCCGTCTGCGCCGAAAGTAAGTTTCAGCTCCGAATCCTTTTCTGCTCTCTGCAAGCCGTTGAAGTCGATGAAGATCAAGGGTTTCTTGTCGACATGGGAACCATCGTAGATGACGGCGTAATTGAACCGTAGCGTGTCCTCGACGATGATCTGCGTCACGTCATCAAAGGCGATGGATACAGATGCGGGGCTGCGCACCTCCCAACGGCCGTTTTGCAGGAACTTTCCGCCTTCCGGCCAACCGTTCCCGTATACCTCATGAGCACCGCCACCCGTGACTTGGTCGAGGGTCGTGTCCGTTTTCTGGAACGAGGCGCCTGCACTCAACAGCGCAATCTTCAGGCTCCCGATGTTGATCGATCCGAGCGTCAGCCCCGGAACAGCATCATTGTAAAAGTAGCCGACGCCGCGCGGAGGATCGATGTGAGAGCTGATTGCCTGTGCCGTCGAGCCGGTGTTTACGTTCGCGAGTAGGTCGACAGACTCGATAAATTCTCCTTCCAGGTACTCGAAGGCCCTTCTGTTGGCTGCATCAATCAGGTAGCGACCATCGGCGGTGAAGCCCAACAGGCTGCCGAACGTCCCAGAGAGGGTCTGGATCGGCTGAAACGTGTTTCCGGTTCGTCGGTAGATGACGGTTGTAGGCTGTCCTGACGTCTGCCACGAGATCGCGACATGGCGACGATTTGGCGAGAACGCCGCTGTAACCGGATAGCCAAATTGCCCGCCAGAAATCTCACCAACTTTGAACAGTGTGTCGACGTCGGTTTTCCAGACCTCGACGAGACCCGCCTTATCGCCAAAGAGAACAAAACGGCTGTCCGCGCTCCACACGGAGAAATCCAATGGAGTGTTCTTTTCCAATGGACGATAGACAGTAAAGGGGCTTGATTCTGGCGCGCCATCGGGCCGGTAGTTATAAAAATTTCCATCCGTTGCACCGTGAATAACAAAACGGGCGTCAGGAGACAAAGAGAGTGACAGAAGCGTCCCCTGGTGCCGGTTTCCAGGTTCGTTCAAGGCAACAATAGTCCCATCAACACTAATAATATTCAGATAGCCTGCACTTAACGAATTAATGGGGGCAGCCGCTACGTACTCCTTAGCAGGGGAGTACGAGGACCTATGGCTGTTGAGTCCACTGGTATTTGTGAGATTCCTGAATGCAATTGACGTAAGATCCCTGTGAAATGTTGTCAGACGGATGTTCCCGGAAGCTTGAGTGTGAACCGCCGCAAGGTATCTGCTATCTCTCACAAAGAACAGACCAGGGGGGTAATTTACACCTGCGGCGGTATTGTTGAGGGACGTGCTCGCGATCTGAACAAACCCCGCCTCGCTGAGCTCGAACATGCGAAGCGTGCCGTCACTCCAGGTCGCGAGGAGGGGCTTGCCGATTGCCATGATCAGGCTCCCTTGGGCATCGTCACAGTGAACGAAACCACGGTCACGTCGATCCCCTGGATGACCGAGGTCGAGGACAACTTGAGGTCGCCAGTGCCGCTGGTGTCCGATACATCGCCGTCCATGATGGCCTTGTCGTCCCCATCGAAGACGCGGAAGAAGACTGCGTTGCCCGTCTGGAGAGCCTGGACGGGATCGACGGGCTCGGCCGTGGCGTGCCCACCGTTGTTGGCATCTACGGCTGCCCCGAAAGCGGGCTTCTGCAACTCAAACTCGACGAGAAGAGTCTGATTGCTGATGGGCGTGTCCACACTTGCAGGCCGAGTGCCGCCGTAGATGCGGAGCTTGGCTGCGCCCTCCCCAGCATCGAACAGTGCGGTGATCGTGTTACAGGCCGCAATGGCGGCGTCGGTGGAGATGCGAACTGCCATGGGAGTCTCCAGTGTCACGTTTCCAGTGCTCTTATACTGAAAACGTGACACCGGGACAATAACTCACTCCCGATAGAAAAACGAGATGGTCGCGTAGGGAATATAGGTCAAGGGGATGATCATGTCCGGCGCGACGCCGTAATACCCATCCGACCCTTCGCCAGGCTCCTTGGGATGGATGATGATGGTCGGCCCCTCCCCTTCATCGGGCAGAACGATGACATCGACATCCTCGCCAGCCTCGTCGTCCCGTTCGACCGCATCACTCTCCTCGATCTCTCCGCTCTCAGGGTCACGCTCGACAAGGATGATCTCCTCTGGTGTCACGACCACCATCTGCTCACAATTGACAAAGGCAATGTCGAGAATGATGCCTTCGTGCTGCCAGTTGATCGGAGGATATGGTTTTTCGACTAGGGTATCCGTCTCGGTGTCCACCTCGAAGATTGTAAACGGATACTCAAAGCCCCCGTGAGCAACCACGATGTGATTGCAAGACGAGAAGTCGATTGGCCCAAACGGAACGAGCTTACTATCGACGGCCTCGTAATTGAGTGTACCGTCGACGAACTTATAGAGAACGATGTCACTCATGCCGTCGGGGCGCCTGTAGGTCGCTGCGAAATAGACCTCGAACGGAGAGAATGCGAGATAGGAGGCCAGCATGTCGGGCTCGAACTCGACGCCCTTGAGGCTAAAGTTCGTCATCCCAAACGTATTGAAGATGTGTCGCCCCTGGCTGCTAATAGGATCTTCCTCGCCGTTAAGCGCGAAATAAGAGAACGCAATTGGCGTCTGGGAAAACACCATGTTGGTGATTGAGGCTCCTTGGGAGTGCATCATGTAGTCCTTCTCGATGAAGGTCTTGGTGCCCTCGTTGAGCCAGTAGACGCTGACGAATGTGCCGTTGAGCCTTGAGAGCTTGATGTAGGTGTTGTCCTTGCGTTTCACCCCCAACTGCAGGCCGTCTGGGTTCTTCCAGAGGACGAAAGTTCCTTGCGGGCTGTACTGTACGTCATAGACATAGCTCGCGTTAAAATCGTCCTCAAACGGGACGTAATCGAGTATGCTCATGTCCGCTTTGAGGAAGTGACGACCTACATCACCATCAAGCGTCGTGTGAATGAGGCTGGAGTCTGGAGAGAAGCCATTGTTCCGGCTTGTCTCAGAAAGAAACCCTTCGGCAATCTGGCGATAAGAGCGAGCCGAGAAGCGCGCCCCTCTCTTATAAATCCAATCTGCGTACAGGACAAACCGGCTGTCTGGCGTTACCATCGGCCCGAGGGTTGGGCTATAGTTTGTAGGCCGAACTTGCGACCACACCTCAGTCAAACCGGAATCGCTGAACTGCAGCACCTTAAGATTATGGGGCTGTCCGGTAGTCCCTCCTACCACTGCGTAAACCAACTGTCCGTCAGCAGAGAACGAGACTATCGCATAGCCAATACCCAACGGCTTATCCAGATCATCAGATGCGATAATCTCGTAACTCTCGCCGTTGAACGCATAAATGGCATAAGCCCGCCCCTCTAACACAGCGAATACCACGAGCAAGCGGGACCCGTCTGGACTCACAGCGGCTGAGTAAGGATAGTAGCTCGCTCCGACCGGAAGCCAACTCGGAATTGGAATATCCGAAAGCTCGACAAATTGTGTCTCCGTGTACTGTCCGAACCGGATTCGTCTTTCTGAGCCCTGCGTATAGATGATGCGATTGCCAACCGTCAGGCAGATGTAATTGAGACCGGCAGAACCGATATCGACGGCACTATAGGCGAAATAGAAATTATCCCCGACACGACGGTAAACCCGATCTTTGATCAACAAAAAATCGCCATTGAAAGACCACCTAACATTCATTTGTCCGATAACATCTTCAATGGTGAAGGGGAGTTGCTCATACAACTCTTCATCGTGATTCCATTTCCAGACACGCACTGACCACACCTCTGGCCCGCCAGGGCGAGATGCGACCGCAAGGTAAATACCGTCTGGAGACCAACAAAAGGCTGTCCGACCATTCACATCGCCGCTGATGGTCTGCAGCGGTGTGAGCTGCTCTCCGTCCCAGCGCGCAATGTGAAGGGTCTCCCCCTCGGCATAAGCAAACTGTGATCCATCAGGCGAAAAGGCGCGATAGATCTGCAATCGCGCAAAATAATCGATCGTTCCAGGTGCCGCCATCAGCGGCGTATGGGGGATGAACTCGTCGACCTTCTTCTGGTACAGCCCTCTTAGGCCATACATGTAGGTGCTGTCTCGAGAGAACTTAACCTCCGGGCTAAGACCGAGGTCCCATGTCGACCCTTCGATGGCCGCAGGAACAAAACCATCCTCGGGGTGAAGAAAGTACGAGAGGGGTCCGAGGCGAATCGACGTTGGCGAAATGAGCGTTACGACCAGAGTGTCCCCATCTGGGTTGAAGGTGGCGCGTCTTTCAGTACCCGCAGTCGATGGCAGGTCCCCGAATGCCGAGAAGCCAGACTCGCCCCACTCATAGACCTTGAGGTTGTCGGCAGCGTTCCCATCGAGGATGAAGAAGCGATCATCGGGAGAGACCGCCAACAATCGACCCGACGGAAGACCAGAGATCGACGGGAAATTCGCCCCCTCGTTGCTATAAATCGCGTGATTAGTGGTGGTCTTGACAATAAGAAACGTATCCGCAGGCGAGAACTCAACTGCTTCGAGGGACCCCGCAGGTACGCCGACAGAGGCAATCAGATTGAGATTGTCGAGCCCATCACGCTGATAGATCTTCACCGTGTTCGGTGAGTCAGTGCGGACGAGTGCCAATCTCGACCCGTCGCGGGTGAAGCTCGCGTGAGAGATGTAGGCAGGCGGTGTCGGCAGATCGAGAGCATGGTTGAACCGCATGTAGGTCGGCCCTGTCCGACGATAGAGCACCGCAGCTTCACCCGTCGAGCCGCCGAGAAGCAGGTAGCTATCATCACCAGAGAAAACCCGGATGCCCGTTTGAGGGACTGGAAAATCAGGGTTACCAAAGATTGGCATCTCGTCGACCCGAAGGTCGTATTCGAGTGCCATTTGGTTCATGTCCGGGGCGAATTTCGCCTGTTTGGCAGGGGACGCCAATGGGGGCTGCACCTGGTACTGGACCGGGTTCTCTCCGCGCAGGCCGACCTGCAAAATGCTGATGTAAGGATAGAAGTCAAGCGGGCGTACAGTGAAGTGTCTCATAGCGCTTTGCCGAAGAAAGAGAAGGATGCGTTGCGGAGTCCACCAGCAATTGCGAGGATGTCGCCCTCCTCGAAGACAGTATCGTCGTCGATGACGATGCCGCTTTCCCAGGATTGTTGCCCCTGGTAGGCCACCCCAATTGGTTGCTCGTTCTTGAAGATCGCCCGGCTTGTTCCAGGAGTAAGCCCACGGCAACAAGAGAAAGGACCGTTTGGACCGTATCTATCGGATGCAGGTAGCATGAACGGTCGGTCGACGATGATCTTCGTCAGCTCGTTTGGGCGGGTCGCCGAGACAAAAACACTGATTTCCACACGTCTCTTCCACAGAGGGACCTCGCAAATTGGTCTCCACTCGGTCCCCGTGAAACCGACATACATGTAGTCAGCTTGGATGTAAGCCTTGACCCCCTGAAAGGGTGCCTGCGAATAGCCATTCCCTTGGCGATTGACGTAGACGAGGC